AGTTGTCTCCATTAGCCACCACAGCTCATAACTTGTGGTACCTTTGGCGACCCTTGGCATCCCGAAAATACGGGTTTCTCATTGGCCAAGACCCGCGGGCTAAATTTCCATGCTTTTGACATTTTCATCTAACCAACTATCTTAGTTTCTTTGCGAAACGTTTAATATATACCCCATAAATCCAAAATGTACCGATAAACTGGTGATTATCGCTTCGTTTTGGCTACCATTTGGCAATATTCACGAAATTCATTATTATTCATATTGCCTTTAGCTAAATTGGTTCTAGCGGTAACTAACTGCACATTGCCTTTTACATATCCTCGATTCGAATCGATTCTATCAATTGAACAACTTAAAGGATTCGATGCACCAGTATCAAAAGCATTTCTTATCCCCCAATCACCGCCCCTAACAAATTCTAAAGATTCTCCAGTAAACGGATCTTTCCAATTTTGCAACTCACCCACTTCGTAGAGATAATCTAAAGTTACACTAATAGTCTGAGCATTAGGACGATTTTCGGCCCTGGCTAAATTTTGTCGTAGGAATTTTAACTTTATCATCGTAGGATCGACACTCCATTCTGATCGAGGAATAAAATTGTTTCTATAATATTTGGTTTCAAAAATTGTTTGTATAGGCATATTATCTCCTCATTTTACTAATGTCAATTGCTTCTTCGTCTGAAAACACAGGTACCGCATTACTCTTGTGCATTGTAGCGATACCTTTAACTTTGGTTCCAGTATAAACTGGATTAGGTTTCAACAAGGCATTACCGCCAGTGTCAACACTCTTAAGATGAGAAGTAGTATTACGGCCTTCTGGAATGGTTAAACTGTAATTGCCTTTGAGCGGTTCTGCAGACAGTGCTCGCTTGCGTTTCTTATCTTCAATTTCAACAGCCCACTTCTTCTGAAGTTCTTTCCACGATTCGTCCAATTCTCTAGCCTTTCTAGCATGTTCGGCAGATGCAAACTTTTGCTTGCCTTTGCGCTTGCCTGTGGTACTAAGCCACGGACCTTCTAGGTGCATTGTCAAAAGAAACCTCCAAACTTGTTAAACTATGCTACTAGTATAACAGAAAGTTTGGAGGATGTCAAGATCTATCTAACAGCCAAATGATTTAAGATAGTTTGGACTGAACTAGTAGTTGACTGGATGTTTAACACCAACATATAACAGTTGTCGGTAAAGCTGAATATACAATGATCTTTGGTTGTATTAACACAATAAGCAATACCAGCATTAAATTTTGTTAGTTCTCCGTCATGAATCCATTTTAAATGTCTACCACCTACATCAATCAATGGCACAATAATTCTCATATTCTGACTTGGAAGAGATTTGCCATTGTCTCTATGATGCGGAAAGAACCCCCCAGCATCAAATCGTAAAAAATGACTTCGATGAGTATAACTTCCAAACAATTCAACTATATTAGCTAGTTCAGGTATATCTTCTACTATAGGAGTAAGAGTTGTAAAATCTTTTTCGGTTAGTTGGGTATTGTGTTCTTTATTATACTCGAGAAGACTATCTAAGTCGGGTACACCCGAAAAGCCGCCATCTAAACTTGTAACGCTGAGGCCGTAACGTTTTATGTCTTTTCTAGGATTGTATTGTTTCCATCCATTGTGATTTTTCAAAATTTCTAGAGTTCTATCTAGATTCCATTTGGACAGATCTAATTCTATAATATCACCGAAACAGGAAAAAAGATTAGTTGTATTCATATTATGTATATAGTAAAAATATAAATACCGCATGATTTATACATTAAACTTGCCAAAGCCGTCCAATGAGTTAATTACTCTAATTAAATCTATAGCAGATGTTAGGGAAACTAATTGGGGTTCAAAATCTGCACATGAAGCAATACTAGGCAATCATGTTAATTGTGCAGCAGGCGATTTTTTTGAGCATCCTTCTGTCACAACACTTGCTCTGCTAGAATATGATCGTTTTTTTCCTGGTAAAAAAATAACGCCAATGATTGGACTTATTCGCAACACCAAGTCCGAGTCAACGTCTTCTTATGGTCCACATTCTGATCGTGTAAGAACTGTAGGAATTAATTTTTATATAGATCTAGGAGGAGAAAATGTCTCAACAGTTTTCTATGATAAATTTGATCCATTAGATGATCTAGTTGGAGGACATAACGCAACCTATAATGAATTAACAGCAGTCGAAGAAGTTTTTTTTAAAAACGATATATGGTATGCTTTTAATACTAGGCAATATCATAGTGTTGAAAATATTGAAACAACAAGAATTATGCTTACACTTTCAATGGTTAACATACCAATTAAAAATCTTGTAGCATTTTTAGAAAAGTAAGTCAAAAAAAGTCCACCGAAGTGGACTTATGTTTAACTATTCAGTACCTTTGCCACAGAATTCATAACACTAGCTATTCGTCCAATGTCGCGAAGTTGTTCTACCGTGTAGCCTTCTTGCTTTAATGTTTCGTAATGTGCTTTAACACAGAAGTGGCATTTTCCAACAATACTAGCGGCCAAACTAAATGCTTCAAAGTTTGACTTGGTAGTTCCACCGTGGCTAGCAATAGCGTTCATGCGTAACTGTGCCGGTAAACCTTTGAGAGCTGGATCGTCAGCCATTTCAACAAAGGGGTACCAAGTATTGTTTTGGCTCATAATTGAAGCGGCACACATAGCTGACTCTGCGTGTACTGGAGCATCTGCTAACAAGATGCTCAGAACCTTACCGTTACCAGTTGAGGCCAGTGCGGCCACAGCACAACCGATAGCAACATCTGCATCTAATGTGCTACGAAGTAGTACAGCATCAAGATTTAACTTAGTGTCTTTTGCGTATTCAGGCAATGCACCTTTAATTGCGTCGATGAATGCCATTATAGTGTCTCACCGCCGACTGTACGATTACAAGCACATAACTCGCCAGTTTGTAGCGCATCTAATACACGAAGTGTTTCTTCTGGTGAGCGACCAACATTCAAGTTGTTCACGGTGACATGTTGAATTTCATTGTTTGGGTCAACAATGAATGTGGCACGAAGTGCGGCGCCTGCTGGCGCATAGAATACGCCTAGTTGCTCAATCAAGCTCAACTCACCACGCTGTGTGTCAGCAAATTGTGTGTGAGTGATTTTTTTCAAATCCGCGTGAGCCGTTTGCCAGCTAACTTTGCAGAACTCGTTGTCTGTTGAACCTGTTAGCAGGACTGCATCACGATCGGCAAAGTCACCTGCCAACTTGTCATAGGCTACAATCTCTGTAGGGCAAACAAATGTGAAATCTTTTGGGTAGTAAACGATTACTTTCCACTTGCCTTCAAATGACTTTTCTGTAATGTCAAAGAATGCATCTTCTGGTTGTCCAGGTCGAACACCTGTGACTGTGAATGGGGCTAATTTATCACCAACTGTTTTCATTTAAATCTCCTTTGTGTGTGAAATGAAATAAGAACTATGTGTTCTTGTTATTATATTGTATGTTTATTTACGCTATAGATCAATGGTTTTCCATAGGTTTTAGCTAAAATATTTTAATGACACTAATAGCTAAAATCAATAACAATTAAAAAAGGCCCCGAAGGGCCTTGTTAGGATTAAATTCCGATTAACGGAAAGATAACTTAACACCTGCGGTAACCATATTGCCATCAAATTGGCTAACACGGTCTTGACCAAATTGGCGTGTAACATCTAAACCAACGCTGATTGCTTTAGTTACAGGAACGCTAACACCAGCACCGACTACTGCGGCAAGGCCATTAGAGCCAGTTTGGTTGTCCAAGTATGCACCACCGGCTTTTACTGCGAAAGTAGCAGGACCTACAGTGGCAACATCATAAGAACCGATCAGTGTGAAACGGTCTTGACGATTGCTTGTGTAGTCGAAGCGTTGGAAACCAACTGCGCCGCCTAGCTTGCCAGCCTTGTCACCTACTGTGATTCCGTAGCCATTTGTGCCTGTGCCAGAATAATCTCTTGCGCCAGTAACACCTAGCTCTAATGCTGAGGCGGCACCTGCGGCCAAAGCGATGATTGTTGCGATTGCAATTTTCTTCATAATGTATATTTCCTTATAATACCATGACATTATTTTTGTCATAGTGATAGTATATAGTAGTTTCACTATAGAAGTCAAATAAAATGGCGCCAAAAGACGCCATTTTGGAATTATACCACAACCGGAGTGTATTCAATGCCAGTGGTTGCCAAGCCTACCAAGCCAATGGCAGTTTCAAATGTTGCTAACTCGCTGGCAGTGACTAGGACATCTGCTTGACTGTACTTGTTGGCAGTCATCCAGTTTGTCAATGCTGTTACCTCTGCTAGAGTAGCGGTGGTACCTGTAACATTTTTATAAACATGTTTGATAAATGTTTCATCACTGACACCGCCAGCATCTGCCTTGTAAACATCAGTAGCCAACAATGCCGTTGCTAATTGTTTGTTAGTCATACCTGCATCAGCAAGGTAGATACCAATACCTGTATAGGCTTTAGTAACATCAGCAGTACCTAGTGCGGCAGCTAACAATGCATATACATCACCTGCACGACCTGCGGCATCATAGGCAATGGCCTTGTCCGTGAACACCACACGCTCGTGATCGGCAAGGTTAAATTCCATGTTAGAAACTAAAGTACTTGCCAATGTTACTTTGCTGGTAGTTTTGGTTGTGGTGAACTCTGTGCTTGCACCGCCTGCTGTATAAGTGTCAATGCCTGTGGTGCCAGTGACATCTACTGTGATATCTACTGTGCCGTCTCCAGCACGACCTGTGCCTACAACACCGAATGTAGCAATCTTACCAGCAGTACCAACTGTGGCCACGGTAACAATTAGGTTGTTGGCTGTTGTTCCACCCAATGCTGTACCAGCTAGGGTGATTGTGTCGCCGGCAACATAGTTGCGACCAGCACTGGCTGCAATGCTGTCGAGAACAACAGAGTATACGCCGTTGGTCTTTGTAACATCAAATGTTGCACCGTCACCTGTACCGCCTGTTAGACCTGTAACATTTTGGTATATGGTATTCACTGCCTTGTCTTTGACTGTAATTGTAGTTGTCATAATTTCTCCTTTTTGATAATATGATCCTACAATTATACACAGGATGTCAAACAAAACTTGTGCGTACACGCACAACTTCGATGCAATAAATGGTTGACTTTGCCAAAAAGAAACCCGCCGAAGCGGGTTCTTGCTATTTTGGTTTACAAGGTATAACTACCCCGGACCTGCTGTTTCTTAGGCAGCTAGAGCAAACTTGCTTGCGCCAGTAACAGAGTTACCAGTGAAGCTCATTGCGCTGAAGTCAAATGTATCTGCGTTTGCATTTACTTGATTTGCTTGATTTACGGTCATCGCCTACCGTGTTGCCGTCGCTGACTATTTGCCCAATCGATTACCGGAGCAGGCCCATCAAAAGAATAATCTGTCAGTCACTTTTATCACTAACCCTAATGCACTAGGTGATTACTCTTTTGGTGGACCTGGCGAGATTCGAACTCGCGTCTTGAACACATCCTCTTTGAAGGAATTACAACAATTTCTTACTTTCTATTTATTCTCGAACAGCCAGAGGTCCTCAAAATTGCCACCTCTAGTTTTCTTTGCCTGTCTACTACCACCCATTGCACTCCACTGTACTTTGTAGTGTGCAATCTGTGTTAAATGTTTGGCTGCTACATCTCGCATGTCTTGGCTGATAGTGGTTACTTTTTTGTCTGCATTTCTGTAGTTACTAATTACAAATCCAAATCTAGCACCCGGCTTCATTACTTCCTTGCAGAGCAAGACCGTAGCTTCCCAATAGCCCTTTAGCCAATCTTGATAGTTAGGAAAGTTGGTAAAGCTCTGATCCTCACTGTCGTAGATCTCTAGATCAAAGTAAGGAGGACTAAACAGTACCGCATCAACCTGTCCGCGATAGACTTCGTTGAACTTGTGTCGGGCTATTAGTTGTTCACTAGGACAGAGATACAGGTCTACTTCTTTGTCAACAACTGCGTCAGTTTCAAACATACTGTTGAACAAGCTACCTGCCTTGGCTGTCTGATACTTTAGGAATTCGGTGTGTAGTAGTGTGCCGTTGTCAACCACATCGGGTATGACATCGGTTGCTACAAACTTCTTAAACTTACTGCTGTAGAATGCTGTCTGATAGGCATTCCATCCCATCACAGGCGCAAACAGTGTTTCACCCTCAAACAAGGAATCAAGTATACCTTTGTATGTTGCTGGATTGAATGTGCTGGGACGATTGGCACCCATCATGAACGCCCGCCAAAAGTCTCCGCTGTCTCCGTCATACTGACAAATCTGATCAAAGAACGCAGGACCAACTAGACTGTTGCGCAGTCTAAAGTCTTCCACCATAAATTTCAGTAGGCCAAACACATACTCACTGTCTTTAGCATACCACTTTTTGGTATTGTAGTAGTTGGCAAAATTAATGTTCTTACATATCTTGCCGTACTTGGCATTGGTTCTACCTGCAAACACATCCTTGGTCAGTATGTTTTCATTAGGTATGTTAAAGTAAAATTCCAGTTTCTCGGGCAAGGCACCCTGACTGCGGAACCATGCCTTAAGTGTGGTGTCTATGTCAGTTACCAACAACTGGTAAAGTTTTTGTTTGAATAAGGGCAGGCGTTGTGCCCTGTTGTCTTTCTTACCTACTCTAGCAATAAAGCTGTCTAGATCCTGCCGCACTTTAAATGTGCCCGTCTTGTCCGAGATATCAAGAATTTGAATTTGATTGCAGAAGTCAGCGAACGAGGGCTTAGGCAGTGTGAACAGAGCTAGAAAATCCTGCTCAGTAAAAAGTAATTGTTTCATGTTTGTATATTATACTTAACCCTAGTCAAGATGTCAAGGCCAAAATAATAGGCCCCTAAAGGCCCATTATCAAATAGTCGAACTATTTAGGCAGGCTGGATGTTACTGGCCTGTGCGCCTTTCATACCCTGAGTTACTTCAAAACTTACAGTCTGTCCTTCTTGCAAGCTCTTGAAGCCACTCGAATTAATCTGTGAGAAATGTGCAAATAAATCTGCGCCACCGTCGTCGGGAGTAATGAAACCAAAACCTTTGGCATCGTTAAACCACTTTACTTTTCCTGTTACCATTATGTTACTTTTTCCTGTTATGTTAAGTTTTTCTGTGTGTGTAAATTTTTAAAGTCTTACTAGGACTTCTTGATACTGTCCATTGACTACCATAATCTGTTTACGGTAAGCAAAGCCATTGATATAAATTATATCACTTGGCTGTTGAACAATAACTGGTTGTTGAACAATTACTGGTTCTGGGCGGGTGGCAGCATAAACAACTGCTCCTCCGATCAGTGCCGGGATTATCCAATTATTTCCTCTAGCATGATGTTGATGTTGCGGGCCTTGCCACCCGTGTCCACGAATCATACTATTGCTAGTATGTTGTGCGCTAGCACCAAATGCTGTTGCAGCGATAGCCAAACCAATCAAGACCTTTTTCATAACCTTCTCCTTAGAGCCTGTATATATTTAACGCCTTAGACCTAAAATTCGTTGACTAGAATTGATTATTAAACCATCCAATCTTACGACCTTCTGCAATACGCTTATCGTGTTCCTCTACTGAACCTGGAAAGCGCCAAGCCCAAATTGCCACTAGGCACATAAAGGCTGCTGTGTACATTATACCACGAACAGGTACTGCTGTCAACCACATGATAACCAAACTTGAAGTCATCATGGCCAACATAAAGTATTTCATTTTGTGTGGGAATACTCGTTTTTCGTTCCAATTGGTTAAGAATGGTCCAAATATCTTGTGGTTATATAACCAGGCATGCATTTTGGGACTGCCTTTGGCAAAGCAGTATGCGGCAAACACTACAAAACAACTGTAGGGTATGCCTGGAGTAATAAGTCCAATGTAGGCCATTCCTAAACTAAGGAAGCCTAATACTTTCCAAAAAAACTTTTTCATATATGTTATTAACCTGCGAAGACAGTTCCTGATCCGCCAGTAATTGACCCAGCATCTGCAGAATCGCCTATTCTAGCAACAGGTTTGCCGTTAACAAAAACAGTTCCAGAACCTGCATTTATTGCTGCAACATGACTGACACTGCAACCTCTACCTGATACTCGATGAGAAACAGTAGGGTCGCCAGCTCGTTCTACAGCAATACCATTAGCAAATACATCACCTGATGGGCCTGTGAGAGTTGTTGCACCGTCACATCCGTGTCCTGTTGCAATTGGATCACCTAATCTAGCTATTCCCGGCATAGTATTTCCTTTGCTAATATTTACCTTAGAGCGATACCGGTGGTGCTCTGAATAAACTGATCTGCAAAAGCCTTGTCTGTGGCTTCAATCATTACAACTGTGCCTTTATTTAATCTTACTTCTTTGTCTGGACTGACTGTGAATAGGTAAGGCATTAGTCCGGGACCTTTTGGACCCATGCCTATAACCTGTGGATGACTCAATTTATAATGCATTGGGCCGTCGTCTACTAACTTAGCAACGAGTTCCTCTCCGCTAGTAAGTTTGAGAGTAACAACTTCACCGATAGTAACACCTTTATCAATTAACATTTTCTAACCTTTTCTTTAGTTCTGTAAATCCGCCCACTAGTTCTTCATCTAGAAAAATCTGTGGTACTGTTCTTGCTGTAGGTACTGCTTCTAGTAATTCTTCTCGAGTATAACCGTCTCCAATTTTCTTTTCTTCAAACTGGATCCCTTTTTGTTTTAACAATGCCTTTGCTTGATCGCAATAAGGGCAATTGTATTTGCTCCATAGAATGGCTTTCATTTCATTTCCTTTGTGTCATATGTCTGTTGGAAGATGTCTAGTTTAACGGCACCGTAGTCGCCATCGCCGTGTCGAACAATGACATCATTGCCTTTGGTATAATTTAGATCGCCCCAGCTAGTATGTAGGACACCGTTGTGGTCGGCTAACTTAGCATACTTGATAATCTTCTTTGGTGTAGCTGTATGTTCATCGTCTACATCATATTTGTCTGCAAATGATTCTGGGCTTACAGGATATTTTTCACCCTTAGGGCCTGTGATAATTTTATGACCAGCTTCATATTTGACCGGGCCTTCCAGTGTGTCAATAGTTCCACTGTCTGTGGCCGTGTCATAGTGTATGGATTTAGCTTGCTTAAAAGTTTTAAAGGCATCGTCTTTGAACCAACTGTCGTCGATTTTACCTTCGATGAGGTTTATATATTCTCTTAGTGTTTTCATAATTAACTTGAATAGATTACAGCACCGTTTTTGTCAACGACTCTAACCAACAAAGCACCTTTAGACTTGCGGGCCAAGGCTGCTGCAACTGCGCCTTGTTCATTGCCAAAGGTGCCTATTGTGGTCCAAGACTCATAGGGGCTTTTAGTTTTGAATTGTGCTTTATACATAATTTATTATAGCGCAGGCAGAGCATCGTAGTCAATGCCTTCACTCATTACTCCAATAACATAGTTAGTCGATTCGTTCTCTTGCAGTGCAGTTTGTTTCTTGCTGGTATCAGTGTGTTTGTTGAACCAAGGAATAGGTGTGCTTTTTGGGGCAATGCCTTGATACTTGATACCAATATCCTTAAGTGCGCCTACTGCTGTGTAGTCAACAAAATCTTTTAGAATGTTTGCATTAAGTCCAATCACTGGGCCTTTATTAAACAAGTATTCTGCCCAGGCTTTTTCTTCACGGATCACATCCATGTACAATTGATAGACTTCTTGTTCACACTCTTCTTTAGCGACCAAGAAGCGAGGATCTTCTTTAATCACTTGATTGATTAGATAAGCAGTCCAACCTTTGTGCAGTAGCTCATCTTGTAGAATTAGACTGATGATATTGCCATTGCCAATAAAGATGCGATTCTCTACCATTGCAAGACTTGTGGCAAATGATACCATAAAGCGGAATGCTTCTAGTGCATAGCTGGCATGTAAAGCCATCCAGATCGCACGGATATGTTCATGTTCAGTAACTGTTTCGCCTAACTGTTTACGGCAGTTGACCACATGCAATGCTTCATAGTAATTGCCTACACTACTAGCCATGTCTACAATTTCTTTGGTATCATGGATTGTATTAAACACATCCTTAGGTACATTGTAGATGTTGCGGATAATGTGACTATAGCTCTTTGAGTGAATGTTTGTTTCAAAGAATGTCCAGTTGTATACCAATGCTTCCAGTTCAGGCAAACTGATTACAGGCATAAAGATTTGACTTGGCCCACGGCCTTGCAAACTGTCCAATGCTGTTTGGCGTAGTAGGTTGCTGGTAAAGATGTGTTTAACAGCATCACTAGCATCTTTAAAATCATTTGAGTCTTTAGTTAAACTAATCTCTTCAGGTTGCCAAAAGAAACCGCGAGCAGTTGCTTCAAAGTCTGCAATTTTTTTATATTTTACTTCTTCAAAGCGTTGGATAGTAACAGGACCTGCTGGATCCAGAAACATCTTACGATTAAGATAGTCTGTCTTTGTGTTTAAATTATATTGTTGTTTTGACATTTTAATATTTTCCTGATGCAAGTACAATCTTGCAGATGTGTTCTAATCTTTCTATATGTTCATAGGCACGCCACGGGCTTGTGTCAATGGCCACAACTCCGTGCCCTTTAATGCCAACAACGTCATAAGCAATATTACCGTGATCGTCTAATTGTAACATCTTGTGGCATTCATCTGCAAGTTCTTGGCTAATAGGAGGTACATCTCCTACATTGGGTGCTACCTTGGTATAGCGATTGAGTTCTGGAAAGGCTGCACTCACAGTACTCAAATCAATGCCGGCATGCATGGCCGCAATACAGTAAGTGGGATGAACATGTACTACCACACGAACTTCACCTGTATGTTGTCCCATTTCTTTTTGCAGGCCAAAGTGCAAAGGTAGTTCTCCGCTGGGCGTTAGATTAGCACTGATCTCCGTGTAGTCTAACTCTTTGCTAGCATGATATATTCTAGGTGGCTGATCGTAGTAACCTTTCTCAATACCAATCTTCTTAAACTGATCAGGCTGTAGTGTCTGCTTACGCACACCACTCGGAGTGATATAAAAATGATCACGATCGTGATGCCGTATGCTGACATTACCATCTCTACTGGTAATCCAATTACGCTTATAAGCGTCTACCATTATGTCACATATAGTTTCTAACATTATCTTATACTCTAAAACTTTCACCGCATCCACAACGATCTCGTTCGTTGGGATTGTTAAATTCAAATCCTTCATTGAGTCCGTTACGAACCCAATCCATTGTTAAGCCATTTAGATATGCTAAACTTTTAGCATCTACTAATACTACGAAATCTTTTTGAGCAAAGTTAGTTACGCCTTGTTCAACTTCATACTTATCCACATATTCTATTGTGTAGGCCAATCCACTACAACCTGTAGTACGAACTCCTATCCGGATACCTACACCTCGACCACGGCGATCTAAATTCTGTTTGATCTTTTTATACGCTGTGTCGGTTACGGTAATCATTTACTGCCGCTTTGATGGCATCTTCAGCCAATATGCTACAATGTATTTTAACTGGCGGCAGGGCTAGCTCTTCGGCAATATCGCTATTTTTAATAGATGATGCTTGATCAAGGTTCATACCTTTAACCATTTCAGTAATAAGCGAACTGCTGGCAATAGCACTGCCGCATCCATATGTTTTAAAACGAGCATCGGTAATAATACCATCTTCTACTCGAATTTGTAGTTTCATTACATCACCGCAAGCAGGTGCACCAACCATACCTGTACCTACTGTGGGATCGTCTTTTTCAAACGATCCTACATTGCGCGGATTCTCGTAGTGATCAAGAACTTTATCAGAATAGGCCATTGATATGTTCCCAGTTCATTATTGTCCATTGATTTTTTAAGTATGACTTTTTGTCTGCTTGATAGTCTAGTGCCCATGCATGTTCCCACCAATCCACTAATACTATAATGTCTTTCTTAATCTCATGATTGACTATGGTTTTAATCTTGCCGTCACGGGCTAGATAAACCCAACCACTACCTTGTATACTCATTGCTTCTTTTAAGAACGCTTCTTTAAAATCTACAAATGAAGTATAATGTTTTTCAATTAACTCTAGTATCTTACCTGTTGGAGTGTTATTATCGCTAGGCTTTTGATATTGCTGGAACAAGGTGTTATGTAAAAATACTCCAGCCTCATTGAACTCTGGATCACCTTCGCCAGCATTATATCGTTTGGCATAAGTCTTGGCTAACTCTTCATAGTGGTAGTCAATGGTATCTCTTGATATTGCCGGCGCAAGATCTTTAGCCGCGTAAGGTAACGCTTCAATCTTTAATGAGGAAGGCTTACCCTCTCTGAGGATAGTATTCCTAATAAAGCCGTAGTTCATAACTTACAGGCCTCGCAGTCTTCGTCGTCTTCAATTAATTCTCTTTCATTGTAGAAGCCGTTGTAGTGTACTTCGGGAGTAGGTTCGGCCATGGCCTTGCTGCCTGCCTTGTTGATTAGGCTGTAGTAGAATGTCTTCAATCCCCACACATGAGCCTGCATTAAATTTTTGGCAATCAGCGTTGTAGGCACTCTGCGATCAGCAAAGTGTGCTGGGTTGTAGAATGTGTTTGTTGAGATACTTTGATCAATGTAAGCTGCAATAACTGCACTGGTTTTAATATAGCCATCGCAGTCTTTTTGTTCCCACATCAGTTGATACTTGTTCTTGAGTCTGTTGTACTCAGGTACTACCTGTGTTAACGATCCTGCTTTTGATTCCTTGGTGCTGATCAAGCTCATAGGCATTTCTATGCCGTTGGTACTGTTTATAACAACACTTGAGCTTTCAACTGGAGCCACTGCCATCTGGGTGGCATTACGAACACCGTACTGCTTCATGTTAACACGAAGTGTTTCCCAATCTAGTTCTGGAGTGAAATCCGCTAGTTCATTAACACCCTTGGCACGAAGCTCCCAAGGAAATACGCCCTTGCCGTATCGTGTCTGATCACTGCCTTCACACTTGCCGCGTTCTTTGGCCAGTTCAACTGAGGCTTCAGTTAGATAAAATGCTTGGTGTTCCATCCAAGTTTTAACTTCGTTTAGTGAATCGTTCTCACCGTACTTGAGACTGCGCTTGGCGTGCCAGTAGGCTAGATTGGTAATGCCAATGCCTAATGGGCGGATTTCGTCGTTGGACAACTTGCTCTGTATGCTCAAGAAGTCTTGATAATCAAGAATGTTATTCAGGCTACGATGTAGAATCCTACAGGCTCTACGCATATCCTCTGGGTTCCGGAACGCTCCCCAGTTGATAGATCCCAGTGTACATAACGCTATGCGTCCACTCTCGTCGTCTAATCTTTTAAATGAACGGGTGGGTAGTAGAATCTCACAACACAGATTGCTTTGATAAATCGTGTGATACTCAGGATCAAATGGTCCTTGGTTCATTACATTATCAATGAATACAAGATATATTCGACCTGTGTCCGTGCGCTCCTTCAGAATACCACTCTTGAAAACTTCCTCAGCACTCATGGTCTTCTTGCGAAGATCCTTGCGCTTTTCATATTTTACATACAGCTCTTCAAAGCGTTCTGTATTTTTATAAAACGCTTCGTACAAATCTGGCACTTCGTTAGGGTCAAAGAATGTTATGTCTTCTTTGTTTTTAAATCGTCTCCAGAAGAAAGCACTAAGCACAACCCCATAATCCATATGACGGACTCGGGTTTCTTCTGTTCCTTGGTTGTTCTTAAGTACAATAAGATCATCAAACTGATGATGCCAAATAGGATA